GTGTGTGCAAGTAACTACATCAATCGGCCAAGGAAAAAAAGGCTATGGGCTTGGCCTTCAGGCGATATAGAGCAAGTCGTTGCTACCTCGGGTAAAAAAGAAAAGAATCTTGTTCAGTTTATAGAAAAAGCAGAACGATTGGGGCTTGACGGTCTGGTCAAGAAGCCAGTTGAACTTCAAGAAGCTTTCAAGTGGATCGCATCATAAATAACAAAGCACAGGCTGACTAGCCTGTGCTTTGTTATTTATGATTTGTGGCAAGGGTTACAGCAATGATAGCAACCATCAGCAGAGGTGTACCCCTTCTTCTTTGCTGCTTGAACTGCGCCGTGACAGTTTGCAAAGTCTCCAAGGTATTCACGATTCGCATCAGCAGGCATCCAGCTACATCCTTGCTTGTGAACTTCATGGTCGCCATTACTCTGAGCATTCTTGTTGACATAGTATCGAGCCATAATATTCTCCTTATAAAATGAATTATCATAGCACTACCATGAGCAATATTATTTAGCCGTTAGACTTACCTTTGAAGGTCAAAGCTCCGCGTTCTTATCTTTTGAACCTGCTTGAACGTCCCAACAAGCTCTCTGAAAGTACGGCAAGATTTTGCAAACCTTCGTCCAAGGCTGTCTGCGCTTGCTTGAAATCTTTGATCTCGGTTTCTAGCAGAGTTACTCGGCGGGAAAAGGCGTTGAGTTGCTTGTTCTGCCTTTCTTCCATTTTCTGTAGTGTTCGCAGAATTTCTTTTTGAATCTCTGGCATGATTTACTCCATTATCAGCAAAGCCATGCTGCCATCTTTCGTTGTGCGTTCTTGTAGTTTTGTTCCCTTGGGAAAGATCACATAGTGATTCCCTTCGTAGCTGAGGGTTGATATTCCCCATTTGTCGAGTTGCTGATTGTTCAGGGTGAGTTCGTTGTTCGTTTGTCGTAGGATGACCAGTTTTTTCTTTTCGAGATGGAACCATGTCGACGTGCCGGCGATTATTATCCCGCATATCAGAATGGTGAGGGTCATCGAAATTATGACCGGAAGTTTCAATTGTGTTTTCATCTGGTGAAAAATTGAGTCTTGAAGCTTTTTGTATTCTGCTGTTTCCGTCATTAAAGCGCGTTGCATGGAACTGAGCTCTTCTGTCATGGATTGCTGCAACTCTTCTTTCAAGTTTGAGAATACGTGCTGCATTATCTTTTTCGACTGTTGCGCTTCTGTGTCCATTTGACTTTTCAATCGATTGGCTAAATTCAATCCGCTGTTTTTCTGCGCTCCATGATTTTGCATAGAGAGCTCCTTTTAGGCGTATTCGTTTTTTTTTTTTTTTGTAGTGCCGTTTGTGAATCAGAAGGGATTTCTATGGTGAGATAGTCTTTGCCTCGCCGTGGAACGGTGAAGCCTACTTGTTTGAGGGCGGTTATAATGTCAGTTCTATTTTTTATGAGTCCAGCTTCTACGCCTTGCATAAGTGATTCAGTCAGCGAAGTCCGGATTTCAGCAGCGGTGCTATCACAATAACTTCCAATGGATGCTCCGGGGCTGACTAAGCGGGTGCGTTTTAACTCGTCTGGCCGTGCCCAATTATTTCTTCTGTTCCAGAGTTCGCACCAAGGGTTGTATTGTTTATCCCAGCCGGGTGGACATGGATTGAGTGCTTTGTCGGAGCGAAGTTCTGTACGTGGAATAACAAAATGCAATTCATGATGGGTAGTGTGGCTATGTCGAACCCAGAGAATGGAATATTGATCTGGCTCAATTCCCGCGAAAGCATGTTGCTCGAAACTGTCCATCAGTTCCTTTTCCTTTTCTGGTGTAACGTTATCTTCTGGAGCCCACGAGAGGACTCCAGAAGTGTAGCGCCATTTTCTGCTTGTTGTATCAATTAGTCTTTTGACTTGATCGGGATCACCGCGAAGAATTTTGGGAGGACTATGCTTTCTTTTCTCCACGTTGGAGTCAGTGACATACCCAATGACTTTTTCACCTCGACCAATGCCATGCTTGAAGACTTTCATAAGCATTTGAGCTGCTCCTTGATGTCTTGTAGGCGGAGTAACAGCTGCATAGATTCATATTCCTGCTTGTAGGTGTTTGCCCATCGAGCAAGCTGATTAAGGTTGTTTCCTATACGCGCTAGTTGCAGGACTTTAGCGCGTTCATTTTTTGTTTTTCTGACTCGTGGCGCGTTAAGGCGCATCCGAATAAAATCGCCAAGACTCATTTCTTCAGTATGTGCTTGTTCGATGAATTTTTCTTTTTCAGCTTGGGTAACTCGTACAGTCACCCAAGCTGTTCTTTTTTCTTGTGCTGTAGACATTTGTTGCTCTCAACTATGTAGGAGAATTCGAAACAATTTACCGGAGGGTTCGAAGGGAGCGCGCTCCCTCGCCAGTTCCCAATGTGCAACATTGGGTAAACTGGCTAGGACATAAAACGCATTACTACGCGGCGGCACCTACAGATGTTTTCTTTTATTCTCTCCCTTGCGAAGAATGCGAATTTACGAATTTACTGACGTAAGTCGTTCTGTAGTAAATTCGTTTCTTCGCAATCTTCGCATAGGTGAAATATTTTCCGTGGTCTGCCGCCACCCTCTGGTTTGATCTCTTCTATGCGTATTTTTCGAGAGGCAGAAAGCGTGTTCATCGCAATCGTCAACCGTTCTTTAGATAGGTGATTGCCGAAAGCTTTATATAGAGCTGTTGTATTCATTCTTCCGTCAGCATCCGAGAGTGCTTCAATGATCCGGCGTTCTACGGGGTCAGTTTCAAAGCCTCCGAATATGAATGCTGCCGAATCTTCATTAAACTTCCAAAGAGCAAAGGCTGCTGTAAGATGTTTTTCGTCAACAGCTTTAGCTTCATCTAACAGCGCGTAACAGAGAGCAATACGGCGAATGTATGCCTCTGCTCGATTTAGAATAGATCCAAGCAATGCAGGGCGGTCTGAGGCGATAGATGGGTACTGTGCTCTCCACAGCTCACGAGCATTGTCAGTGAAACGCATTCTGGCTTGTGTTTGGGATATTTTTAAAATGTTGATTAGGCGTTTTTGATATTCTGAAAGCTTTTCAGAGTTCATTTCTTCCGGAAATGGAACTAATTTGGGACGCCGGACGCAGAGCCATAAGAAACGGTTAGCAAAGCCGTTTAACGCTTCTGTGGCATCAAGTTTTTTATGCAGCTCATGAATAGTTACATGGGTTACTATTCCGATATGCGGATCGGTTGCAGTTAGCTTGCTTGTTTTTGTCAGCGGTTCGATTGTGTCTCCGTCGAAGAGAGCACGCACGATCGTTGAGAGGGTGTTTCCTTCACGCCGTGTGCAGGAAAGGGCGCTTGCAAATTCTTGATCCAGAACAAAGAGGCGTTTGTCGTCAACTCCGGGATCAGTCATCATTTCTTGTCCGGTCTGCTTTTGTTTGTTGAGGATGTATTCTTGCAGTGGATCTCGAACGGCAAAGACTAATCCTTCACCACTTGAAAGAGGGCCGGGAGAGAATCTGCAGCAAGTCCATTCTTTGCGAGGGAGTGAAAAGACTTCCTTTACGGGGCGTGCAGAAGTGCCTTTTCTCGCTTTGGAACTTTGCCCAACCAAAACAGCATTCAGGCGTGCGTGCTGTTTGTCTCCAGCAAGCATGAACGAGCTTCGCCCGATTTCGACTCCAAAACGGCAAAGAAAAGTAGCAAGAACTGCAACAGGGTCAGCTTCAGATTTTTCTGTAGCAAAGTGTGCAAACTCTCCAGCAAAGCCATGAAACATAGCTGGGGTGGCATTAGGCCACCCTTTAACTTCTATGTTGCGATATGGATTCTTTTGTTCTTCTTTTTGGGCTGAAATCATTCCCGAATCGAACTGTTTTATTAGCAAAGTTTGCTCTGTATTTTCTCCGCTATTTTGCCGTTGCATTTGATCGTGCAGAGATTGTCTTGCTGCCTCTTCTGAAAGTTCTCCATAACCAACCTGTTGTCCAAGCTCGAAAGCAGAAAACGTGTTGTTTTTCATTGCTAAGAGCCTTTATTGATTAGCAGAACAGAAAGCAGTTCGATGAGCCATCGCGGTGCATCAGAAATCGGTGTTGAAGTTCGCCACTTATTTGGTTCATCATTATGCTGGATCGAAGGTGGAAGAAGTACGAACTGTCCTTTACCGTAAACAGTTATTCCTTCACCGAGTTGGTTGATTGAGCTTTGAATAGGTTTGTCGCAGGGGCAGTAGAAGAATAGCTGTCTGGCTCCGCTACCAATTCGAACCTCTGCTGTTTCTGGAAGTAAAGCATACTGCTTTTCAAGCAGTGCGAGGGAAACAGCACCGTTAGGGTAGTTGGCTTCAACGACGAAGCAATTTAAGCCAGTCGCGAAACCAAGGTTTGCATCTGGAAAACCCTTGAACCACTTATAGCGTTCAATGATTCCACAGGTTGCTTTCTCGAAAAATTCTGTTTCCCAAGGTTCAGTACCTTTGCATGGAAAAATAGGCAGCTCCTGTTTCTGGTAAGGCATGGCAACGAATCTTACTTTGCGCCCTTCAGTATCTGGAATATTCATGCGTGCCTCCTTTAGTATGAATTTGCTTGCTGAGTTTCGAGTTCGAGAGGAACCACGCTGCATGATTCGATGTATTTCTCAAGATCGGGCTGTTTGTAGCCAACACGGCGACCTACTTTGAAATAGCGTGGACCTTTGCCGATGCATCGCCATACTTCGAGTGTGCCGGAAGAGAGGCCGAGAATTTGTGCTGCTTCTTTTGTGCTTAATAATTTTTCCATGAGACGTTTTTCCTTTTAAAGAGTGTTACTGAACTTCATGGAATAGAAACAGATTTAAGGGAGCATGGTTAGAATGGAATACTTAAAACAGATAGGAAAAAATAAAACACCCTGTGCGTTGTACAGGGTGTTTTAAGCAAAGGTAGGTGTAATAGGTTGTTGCGGTGGTTATGGAGCTGCTTAAATCACATCAGAGTTTGATTTTTAAGTAGCCAGCTAAGTCAATATCCCTACTTTTCACCGTGTTTATCGTTGTAGAATTCCATCGGAAGCTTTGGGCGAAGTTCTTTGATGATGAAGTTTTGCGAGAGGCCGCCTTTATGCGCTGGGGGTATATTTCTTTCTTTTTGAAGCTCTTGAAATTTGAGCTTATAGATAGGAAGCGTGACCTTTTCGATCGGGGATGGATCGTTAACGACCTTGAGCATGAAATGAGCAACATCGATAGTTCGTTGATCTGCTGCTTTGAGCTGAGTTTCTAGCTGGATGATGCGAGCTTGTTCTGTTTGTGGTGGTGCAATTTTTTGAAAGAAATTTGAACTAGTTTCGAAAGCAATGACTTCTTCCATATTGAGAGAGCTATCGGGTTGCGCAAAGGATTCTATAAGTTTTGAGCCTGTTGTGAAGCAGTTGTACGATTTAGTTATTTCATACCATTGTTTTTGGGGATCTTGAGAGTAACGTCGAAATTTTGCATAGAGTAAAAGCATCCTAAGTTCGTCATGCGTGAAATCTTTCCATCTGACTAATAGATCCTTTGTAGAAATGGGGTCTTCAAGTCGAGCTACTTTTTTCTTTCTTGAAGAAAAACAAAATTGCCAAAGAATCCAAATGAAAAAGGACAGCAAAAAGATGAGAAACGAGATGCCCAACATAACTAAGAGGGGAGGGAGCTGGTTATTCTTTGGAATGTTTCCTGTTAAGAACCCTAGAGCGAAAAGGATAGTAAGCAGGGCATACGAGAGGAATAACTTTTCATTATTGGTGGGAGTGAGCCGGATAGATGCATTAAATTGAGTGGGGGAGTATGTAGAATTGCTTTCCATGTGAACCTTCCATTTTCCAGTGATTATACTCGATGGAAGAAACTAGAACTTTTTTTCTACTTTTTTAAAGTTTATGGGGAAGAGTGTGGGGAGTGAGTGTGGGGAACGAAAAAAGGCACTCACGTATTTCTACGTAAGTGCCTGTTTTTACATGGTACCGAGAGGGAGACTTGAACTCCCACAGCTGTAAAGCCGGCGGATTTTGAATACAGTTTTGAGCACGGTTGTGGTGTCTTCATTTTTCCTACTCCAATAATAACGGATAGTTGACCTGTGTTTGTGTTCCGAGAAATCATCTTGACCGTATTCAAACCCGTACCTATACCGTACCAATGAGCAAGTATATCAAAGTTCCAAATGTTCGTGGCCTTCAGTACAGAGAGCATGCCACTCGAAAGCATAGCGGAAGACCTGATAGGTACTTCGTTGTGCGTTGGTATCGTGACGGCAAAGAGCGGTCCGAGGCTATCGGCTGGGCTTCTGAGGGATGGAATGTTGCCACGATCAGTGGCGTTCTTGGTGAGCTGCAGCAGAACTACAGACGTGGTGTTAAGCCCACGACTCTCACTGAAGCCAGGGAACTGGAAGACTTGCGCATACAGACCGAAGCCGTTGAGCACGCAAAGGCTCAGGCGGGTCGGCTGACCTTCAGACAATTCTTTAATGATCACTATGTGCCAAAGGCGCAGAAGCGTAAGCGTACTTGGCGTGATGATGTACTGCGCGCAGAGAAGCGCATTCATCCGAGTATCGGTGATCTGCCTCTCGATATGATTAAGCCAGACCGCATAGAACGCCTGCGTGATGAGCTGTATGAAGATGGCCTTAGTGATGGCACTGTAAAGCATGTGCTTGCTGTTATCCGCAGAGTGTTCAACGTGGCAGCAATGACGTCCATAGAGGGGATTCCGGTGTTCACTGGTGAATCGCCAATGGCGCGTGTTGAGATGCCTGTTGTTACGAACAGACGTGAACGCTTTTTGACGTATGATGAAGCTGATCTGGTGCTCGGCACTTGCCTTACCCGTTGCGAGAACACAAAGAATGCCATGCATGCTCAAGGCTGGCAGGACGTTCATGACAGTATTGTGCTTGCCTTGTACGCAGGGCTGCGCCTTGGGGAAGTCCAACGCCTCCAGTGGGCAGATATAAATTTCTTTGCCGGCATGATTACTATCAAGAATGAAAGAGATAGAAAGCCCGGCGGTTCCGTGCCGATGAATTCTATTGTCCGTGAAATGCTTACGCGCCGCAATAAGCAGCGCGATAAGCGGCAGAAGCTCGTTGTTCCGCCTATGTGGGGTGAGGTAAAAGATATTTCGCATACGTTCTCCGAACTGGTAAACGAATTGGGTTTGAACGATGACGCTACAAGTAATTTGCAGCGGATAGTGTTCCATAGCTTGCGCCATACGTTTGCGAGCTGGATGGCAATGAACGGGGTAGATTTAAATCGCATTCGTAAGTTGATGCGCCACAAGACGCTAACGATGACGCAACGCTATGCACACTTATTACCGGACGCTACGCAAGATGCTGTAGAAGCATTATGCCGCCTTAGATCGGGCGAGGAGTAGCTTGTTATCGATTCGTTTAATTCCGAAGTAACGGATAGCCCATTCTACAAGAATACGAGTTTCGTATAAAACATCTCGACCACCTTTGATCATAGAGCGCGGGCCGTTGCCGGCAGTCTCTGCATTTGCCAGTGTCTTGCTTCCAAACCAGCCACCAAGAAACACATCAACCCTTTTCCGTGCAATGTAGTTCGGCAAGCCATCAATCATGTGTTCTAAAAATGCTTTTTCTTCCTCAGTAAGATCTCTGTCCCAATCGATTCTTTTCATGATTCTCTCCACGAGTGTTTGAGGTTACGCCGTTTAAGGCGATAAAATTTGAAATGCGATGTGTAGCTTAGGCTGCTTCCCACCATGCAAATGGATCGCGATTCGGGTCTGCCGGCTGCTCCTCAACGTAGAACGGCAAACTGTGCGGATTGTGATTGCATAGGGTAGAGACGTCAGAGTCTGACTTGACGTTTGAGATAGGGAGGTGGGTGCAGTTCCCGCGCTTAACAAGCGGCATGCCCAGCGGGTGGTGGATTTCACCATTGACGAATTTTTTATAGCAGGTGCGGCAAAGGCAATAGCCGGCAGCAATACGGTGCTTGTTGCAGTTACAACATCTGATTTTTTCTTTTACGCTTTGTGCCATATAGATAACGTCCTTTGCTCTTTCCGGAGCGGCTAGAGTGTCCTGTATATGCGCTAGGCTGCCTTGAGTTATTGTGTCGTTACTAATGCTTTTTGCATGAAGGGGTACGACATAAGATAATGATGAAGCTTATTGTCAGCCCTGAAGCCAGTCCAAGTATTGCCCATTGAAATGGGTCAAGCTGCGGGATCATGGTGCCCACCACCACGAACTTGTTTTGCCAGCGCTCTGCACTCTGCAGGTGTTAAGCAGTCAGCTGCCAGCGCTTTGCGTCGTAACGGGATAACTGCGTGGCCGTTAAGCTTCAGCTTGTCGCGGTGGCGATTGTCAATCAGTGAGATCATGCGGTAGAGGTTGCTAATGTTCAGTTTATCTTCTGCAGTAATGCCTTCCTGTTTCGACAAAACTTCAACAGAATTTCGGACGCATTCCAGTTTACGGCGGATAATAACTGAAGGATTCATCATGAAGCTTGCTCCTGTTTTTGTAGTGCCACGCCAACGTACCAATACTTGTTCTGCTTAATTCGCTCAAAACGAATCACCATTTCTGTTCCAAAGGCGCGCTGGGAAGGTATGGACGTTACTTGCTCTTTTTTACACCAAGCGATGAAGGCCACGTACAGATCTTTAGCCTGAAGTTTGCGATCATCTGCGGTCAATTCAAGGCACTCGGCAATAAACTTTTCTACAAGCTCGCCAACAAAGGTGTGGCTTGTTGGTGCGCTGCCTTCGCTACTGATAATGCGTCCCCACATGGCGTCGTATGCTTCAATAACAGCGGCAACCCCTTCTTCACCGTGCATCTGCACAGCCTTTTTCATAATGCTCATTCTTTGATTCATGATGTTTTTCATTACACTTCTTCCTGTATTGCGCGCATGGCGGTGATTAGTTCACGATAACGGGACAAAACATCGTAGGCTTCGCGGATAATACGTCTGCTTTCCGGCTTATCAACGCTTCCATCACCTTTGAGTGCTTCGTTTATTACCTTATTCACGTCTCCAGCTTCCTTGCTGATCTCACTAAGCAGCTGCAGCAGCTCAAGCTGTGTAAGTTTTGGTGCGCAGTCATGCCGCCCTAAACGCAGCTCGTTGGTGTTTACCCTTAGCCAGTCTAAAAGGATGTCGTTACCAAGAACCATGCACAAATGCGGGACTGAAGGCATGGTGGGGAAATAGTTGTCCTCAGCATTGAAAATGCGGCTTGTTTTGCTGGTGCTCCAGCCCATGGTATTGCCCACGTCTTCACGGCAGAGTTTGCTTTCGCCAAGGGCAAGGTCTAGAGCGCTGGCGAAGGTAAGATGCTGTAGATTATTCATGTGTACTTTCTCCAGAAAATGACACGTTGGCACTTAGCGTAACTATTTGGCACCATTGCTTACATCGTTACGCAGGACAGGGGGCTTGATGGTTATGCGGCCTGTCCCAAAGTATTTGGGTCTGTTTCGTCGAGTGGGGGTGTTTTAGGCTTTCTGCCTGGAGCAACATCACGGGCAGGGGGGAGCAGCACTTCAGGAATGCCGGCTGTGAGGAGTTGATTGTGCCGCCATGTGGGGATGAATTCATTGAGGAGCATACGGCGCGCGGATGCAGGAGCAACGCCAATAGATTTGGCAATATTTGAGAACGTAATTTTTTTACGCCGCATATACACTTCAAGCTTTTCAGCGCGAGTTAAATCCGATATTAATTCAGGAATTAAGGTTAAATGTGACATGATTCCACCTCATTTCGGTTTAGGTGTTTTTATTTATTGGTGTTTGGAATGTCGTTAAAAATAGAAATATGTGTAATTTTACGTGAAAGCAAGCGAAATTTCACGAATAAAGTTGTTTAATATGACAGATGGAAAGCATCTACTTGAATTAGTTAAAGAACGTATTATGAAGAAAACTCGCGCAAAACGCGTGAGTCGTGGGAAAGTTGCGGAATTTCTTGGAGTTACTGAAGGCAAGCTTCGTGCGTGGGAAGCTGGTCAGCGTCCCAGCGCGGATGATCTACAGAATTTGGTAGTTCTGCTAAATTTCGCACCGAGTTGGCTTCTTACTGGTGAAGGCGCAATGTTTCTTGGGGAAGAAACAGATGCACAAAAAGAAGATGCGCCTATTACTGATCCAATTGCTCAACGCATGAAAGTTGCGACTGAGATACTTAAGGAATCAGGTGCTTCGTCAGAAGTTATCCAGCAGGCGGTGATGAAAATTTTGGATTCACAGAATGAGCCACACACTCAGGCAGAAGAGGCTCTTAGTACTCCGGCTTTCGCGAACGATCGCGATCGGAGTATAAAACAACCGTAGAATTTAATAGATGTCCATGCCCACGCGCCCGCTGCAAATTAGGAAGGATGAGGTGCTGTAGGTGGAGACAGTAGACTTGCCTATTCAATAGGGAAGGGAGGATGACATGAGCGGTATCCAGACTATTGAAAGTGTCTTGGAAGAATTCAAGGGGGCACATTACCTTGCATCAAGCGTATATGTTGACCCTATAGTTTCTGTGCCCCATGTGCTTCAGCATATGTTCCCTCTTTCAGGAAAGAATTTATTGAAAGAGGCATCAACTAGACTGGCATCCGAAGGGATGTGGGCATCAAGTTTAGTGCAAGATTTTATTCTTGAAGAAAAACCTCGCTATCGGAAAAGATACATCCGTAGCAGCTACCAGCCTGCCCAAATATTACACGCTGCTGTGGTTGAGGGAAGTTCGAAGATTGATCTGACGGTTCCTGTTGTGAGACTTTTTGGCCCTTCAACACAGAATGGCTATACGCATTGGGGACAACTCTTTTTTCGATGCCCTGTTTGTGGAGATGTTCATCACTATTCAGCTCGCGAAGGCTTTGGTGATGGGGATAGAATGAAACAGGCTAGATGTAATGAAAGTGGTTTATACCTTTATCATAGTTTGTATGAAGTACGTGATGAATCGTTGGTGGGGCATTTACCAGAACGTCTGCGCAAAGAGATAGCGATCCCAGAGTAACAAACTTGATTAAATGGCTGGCGCTAGTCTAGCAAGGTACATTAAATTTTTTGATTTTGAGAATGAGTCACACACTTAGGTAGGAGAAATGTTTTGCGCTTATTGTTGCGTATTATCGTAAACAAGGCGCAAAAATGAACTTTGGCTTTAATATATGTTTCTGCCCACGCGTCGCTGCAATTAGGAAGGGCTAGGTGATGCAGGTTGAGTCAGTATAGGATGTCTCGTATGGCTGTATTTAAGTTCAGGAAAGACGTTTAGTTAACTGAAATAACAAATCGAATATCAAATGAGTCAAGAATCAATCGTCGATTTACTTATAGATGAAGTAACTTCAATAGCGATCGCACAACCATCTTTCACTGTTTTTTTATGTGGCCCTTCAATGCGGGCGCTTGATGAACGACCTGAAGAAGCTCCGAAAGGAGCAGAGTTGCGGCAGCTCTTGAAGGAAGAGTTAGGGAATTTGGGATTTGAAGTCATTCTTGGAGAAGATGACGGTATTGAGGAAATACAAAATGATCATGGCTTTGATGCTCAAACAAATGAGTTAAATGTATTAAAAAGATCCAAGGCTTTGGTTTTAATAGCTGCTTCTCCTAGCTCTTTTGCTGAGCTTGGTGTGTTTTCACATGATCGAGCACATAATAAGAAGTCCTCTTATGATGTTGTTTTAATCCTTAGCGAAGACTTTGAAGATTCAAATTCGTATATTGAGTTAGGCCCAGTTTCCGTTGTAGAAACTTTGGGAAAAGTTTTTTTTACATCATATTCAACTGATGATTGCCAAGATATTTGCAAAAAAATTATTCGAAGATTAACGCACAGAAGATCACTCCTTATGAATGAAGAGATTAAAAGTGAGTAACAAAGTTCATCCGTATTATTATTTATGGGCTCTTGGTATTATTCAGCCTGCCACTCCAACACAAGTTCAACATGTATTGGAGAAAACGTTTGTTGAATCTGGGGTCAAATTTAATCTTAATGAAATTGTTCAATGCTTCGAAAATTGTTTGAAGGGGAAAATTGTTCTGAAGGCATCTGAGTGGAACGACTCCTTATTTTCCTTGGGGCCTAATGCCTATATGCTGCTTCCTAACAGGTTAAGATTTAACAAAGATCGTACTAGACTTTTCTTATTGAAAAAAGCTAGGATTGCTTCAAGACGTGCTTCTGGGCATTTAGATCTGGATGCGGATGGTGCTTCGCCATCCGATAAAAGAAGTTTCAAGATACAAGTGCCCAGACCAATAAAACCGCTTGGTCTCGCGCCCGCACAATTTTATTGGTCTGGGGCATACAGGCAGCTTACATCTACAGCTGGTCCAAATTCCACTCTACCAGAGGTGCGTCTTCCTTTTCTTTCATTCGAAAGCATTAATCTCATCAAATCGATAAACGAAAGTACGAAAACTACCCCCTTTTCAATAACGGGGCTTGCGTTATGTATTGGTATTAGCCCAAGCTTACTTGTTAGTACTATTCGTAATATTGAAAAACAGTATCAGACCTTTGAAATTGAAAAGCACTCTGGTGGAACACGCACAATTACCGCTCCAAGGGTGTTCTTAAAGACTATTCAACACTGGCTTGCAGATTACTTGTTTTCAACTCTTCCTGTTCATGATGTTTGCCATGCTTATCGCTCTAAGCGCTCAATTATTAGCAATGCAGAGAAACATACCAATCAAAAATTTGTTGCTAAAATTGATATTTCCAATTTCTTTGGAACAATAACCTCAGAGATGCTTATCAAAAAACTTAGTCCGTTCTGTTCAGTCGAAGAGGCTACTGTTTTTTCAAGAATAGTCACGCTTAATGGCTCGATACCGCAGGGGGCTCCAACAAGTCCTTGTCTTTCGAATTTTATCTTGTTTGATGCAGACGGCATAATAGCAAAGGAATGTCAGAAGGTTGGAGTCAACTACACTAGATACTCTGATGATTTGACATTTAGTGGAGAGAATAGGGGGCAGCTTCTCGAGATCATTTCTTTTACAGAAAATGTTTTAAAAGAGTATGGTTTTGAGTTGAATCCAAGCAAAACACACATAATGACTTCAGGTATGTTGCAGAACGTTACAGGTGTTACCGTTAACGAAAAGGTTCAACCGCCCAGAAAAGTCAGAAAGAAGATACGTGCGATGTTCCATCAAGCAGAGCAGTCTCCAGAAAATTTTAAAGATCAACTGGAGAATCTTGCCGGTTATGTAAGCTACCTTAATGCCTATCCAGAACTCAAAGACAGTCAAACACTTAGGCACTATAAAGAGGTGCTCGTGAAGTTAAGTACACTGTAATCAATTGATAAAATTAAAACCTCTTGGAGTTACTCTAAGAGGTTTTTTGTAATCTTAAATTAATAGTGGGTTTATTCCAGAGAGTATTTTTGCTTAGATTACAGGTGGATACTGACTTTTAAGATCTTTAATATACGTATTGTATTGGTGAGCTAGGAGCTTTGATTTTTGTTCCTGCTCATCTGCAAAAGTGTATTCAGTTTTAACATTGTCCTTTCGCAATTCATACTCTCGATGAGCACTAGCAAAGACATCTTTTCGGCAGTCAATGTATAGTTTGCTTTGTTCATTGTGTTTTTCGACTATCCGTTTAAGTTCTGAATTGAGTGAGTCATGATTATTTGCCAGTAAGGCATATTCATCTTTTTTTTCTTCGATAGAGTTTCTGAGACCTGCTATTTCAAGTTCTAGATTCTCTCGATCTTGCTCCCATTTTTTTTTGAGAACTGGCTGACGCGGTAGCAATTGTCTTAAGTTGATCTTGGTGACTCTGTCGCAGTTGATTGAGTTGGTCTGATAGGTCAGAGGCAATCAATTCGGATGTTTTTATTTTTTCAAGCCATTCTTCACGTTCTGTATTACCAGCTTCAGCATCAAGCATTCGTTTTTTTTTCTAATGCAGCACCAGTCATTTCTTTATATCGAGTCGTTTTTTTCTTCGCAGTCTGCCTTAATCATTATAGTACGAAATTTTGTTAGGAAAAGCCGATATCCGGCACCGAGACCGGGGCTAAATAATAAATATACAATGCTGCCTAGAATAGGTGTCCAGTATAAAGTCCAAGGATTTGAATATGTTGACTTGATGATCTCAAGCTTTTCTTCAATAAGTTTGGGGCTTAATGCGAAAAAGGCTATCGCTTGCCAGTTTACAGCAAACCAAACAAGAACAAACGTTCCAATTACTGGGTTTTTAATTCTTTCTTCAGCAGCAGATGTAACAGCACGAAGTAGATTTTTAGGCATCAAAACACCTCCACTTTGTTAATGAGTATTTGTGAGAGTCAACGTGATCAAAGTAGTTAGTGGTTTGATTCAAGAGGTAAAGAGGACGGCGTCTCTGATAGCTTTTAGTCCATTTTTTGCCAGTATATTTAGGATCTTGCTACTAGGGATTTGATCTGCTTTTGTCAGTTTATTCAAATCAGATACAAGTATGCTAGTTTCTGATTTTTGTTTTTTAAATTCCTTCAGCAATTTTTCGTATTCGAGCAATAAAAAGTCCATTGAAGCATCAGTTTCTTGACATCTTGCTTTGATTTTTGAATCCAATTCAGTGAAATCCTTTTCGGCTCCATTAAGCAACTCCAACATCTTCTTTTCATTTTCTTTCAAATTATTTTGGCAAGTGTAATAATCTGCCGTTTTATGTTTTACTTCTTCTATCAGTTGATGATTATGTTTGGTGGCAGCTTCAAGCGCTTCTTTTACTGTTTCAAGCTCAGAAAGTAGGTCTTGGCGTTCTTTGTTGCCAGACTTTGTATTTAAAAGACGATGTTCCATTTCTGCAGCTTCAAGTTTGTATGTATAGCGTTCTGTTTCTACGGCTCCCTGACTTGCCAAGGCTCTTATTTTTGCACCTTTTATTTGTTCATCACGAAATGCAATTAAAGTGGGCATCATGAATAAGTAAATTGCTGAAATGAAAATAGGCAATATCCATAAATGCAATGGGTCTGAGTATTTCTCATCAATAATATTCAGTTTCGTCAGGGTCGACTGAGCGCTAAAGAATAGAAAGGCGAGGAGCTTCCAGTTCACGATGCTCCAAGTTAGTACAAAAGTACTCCATATTGGATTTTCCAAGCGTTGCTTGAATACACTTCCAACTGCCGCCCCTAAATCTTTAAGCATGGTAAAACTCCTCAGCTAATTTCTGAAGAGCTCTGATACGCTCAAATTCTTCATTATACAAGAAGGTTATGGATTTTGTGGATTGTTTGCTTGTATAGCTTTTTTCCCTCGTTCAGTAAGTGCATAACGTCTTTTCCCCTGGTCATCGTAGACTATGCGAATAAGCCCCTTCGCGAGGAGCGACTCCACCGATCTGGGCGGCATTCCCTTATCTACATCTAGTTGCATCATAATCAGGTTGTAGCTTTGTTCAACGCGCTTGTAGATGCCTTGAACCTTCTTCGTTTCCCAGTAACGTCCTTTTTCAAAGCATACTTCGATCTTTCGTTTGCCGTCTTGTGGCAAGCCAAGGCGAACTGTTACCCCTTTACCTTTCAGGTATTTTATGGGGTCGTATAAAAATGGGCGTTTCATAGGTGGCAGTGTAGCGCAGAAAGAGAAAAAGCGTTGCAAAGAGTGGAGTGCAACGCATGACAGTTACATAAAGTCCTCATCGGGTACTGGGCGTGGCGGCTTATAAATTTGATTGCTTTTTTTTAAGATGTCGCTGAGGTTACTGGCAATTTGTTCAAAAGCTTCGTTAATCGAAGATGGAATTGCGATACTTTTTGACTTAAAAATCCGTTGCAAAGCGCCAGTTTGAGAAACAAAATTGTTATGAATAGTTGAAAGTTCTGATTGGTATTTATTATAATTTTTGATCAGTGTTTCTAAGTGAGTGGAGTAACTTTCAATTCGTTGGGTTTGTTCTTTACTCATGTTGAGTTGCCTTTGTAGGTTTTCAACAGCTAGTTCCCCTTTCTGAATTTTAGAAGAGTATTTTTTTTGTTTCAGATTCTTTTTTGAGCAATTATCTCTTTTTCAGAATTTATTTGGACAGCAAGTGTTGTGTTTTTTTATGTTTAGCTCCGCTATTTCTTTTTTTAATTCGTCTCGCTCGTTACTTAATTCTTGAATATCTGCTGCACCTGATTCAATTAGTTGTAGCTCTCTAACTGCTCTTGACCTTTCTTTAAGTGCCAGAAACAACATGGTTTCTGATTTAGCTTTTTCTTCTTTTCGTGTCCTAATCGGACGCTCTGCATATTTTTCATACGCAACCAACAGCCAAGGCATTACTACAAGATAGAGCCCAGCATAAAAAAGTGGATATAACCATGTGTTTGGGGTTGTTATGTAATTAAACTCCGCGCCCAAGATTCGTTGTTCTATTGGAAATTTACTCCAAATAAGTACTCCAAAAAATTTCCAATTATAACCAATAAATGCGAATAGATATGTTGTGACAAGTGGATTCCCAATTCTGGCTGTGACAGCTTCAACTACATTTTTTAATGCTTCTTTTGGCATAAACAAAGCTCCTCAAGGTTCATTCAAGGAGCTTTGTATTATTAAATATCTTATAATACAAGAGTGTTAGGTTGATTGGTCTCATCAACCACAAAATACTCCTCCCCGCCATAGTACACAGCAAGGAAAAAGTGCACTGCCATCAGTGCTCGAGCAGGTAGAAGCCATTTACTTTTTTGGGTACATAGAAAGATCATATTGGCCAAAAAGTAGAGATCCGCTTTCTGCTTATCTTCTCCCTCCTGGTACATCCAGTCGTGGATATTACAAGCCTCGGCAATGCTTGCGCCTAGAAGATGTTCCGGAACAAGTTTGCCAATTAATCCGTCTGGGCCGCAGCCGTTGCAGATTCGATTTTTAAGTTCGTTTGAAGCTTCTAAGTAGGTAGTAGGTGCGAGTAGTTTCATTGTTTACTCCGGTGTAGTAAATGTGACGGTAATTGCCTCAACCTGTTCAACTGTGGTGCAAGCTTCCATCGCATCTTGAAACGCTAAGCGCTGCCCTGTGGCGTGGCCTGCGAGTACTGACCATGCCTGTGTATTCACTTGTATACGCTGCGCCAGCTCAAGCACATCCATGCTTCTGGCATTAGCGATCGCGCGAACTAGCGGCGCTGCAGCTTGTGGATCAGCGAGAAGAGCTTGTGCCTCTAGCCGCTGGGTATCCCATGTTTGCCGCTCCATATCTGAATATTCCACACCACGTTCCAGTAGAAAGGCGTTGTGAGCTTCGCGTATTTCTGCCTGCTTGGTGGCCTTTGCTTCTGCCAAAGTTAATGGAGGAGTGATCTTTTGCTTATCTTTTGCTGCCTGCCATGCTTCCACATAGGGTTGAACTTCCAGCTGTGACACAGGCGTTGTCATAATCCCGCCATCTGCCATGATGAACTCAATATGCCCGTTGGTTCCATCCCATTGGATGGCATGAACACCTTCGTCATAATCAAATTCAACGGGTTCAATCATATCTCCATCAACACTTATGCATTTATCCGGCACTATTACTGTTACTTGCACGTTCAGCTCCTAAAGATACATGATGAACGGGATCGACATATACGGAGGCCTGTTTTCCATTGCAGAAGAGCCGCCTGCGCTGGTGACATAAGCACCGCTTACATTATACTGGTTGCTACTCACTGGATTTACCACTGACGCACTGGACCCCGAGTACTTATATGTCTTCAGCGAATGGTTATGGCTTTTCATTTGAGCAGAACTTTGAGTGATAGAGGAAGCACCACCTGTTTCCCCTTTGCCGCTTCCGTTTCCGCCTGAACAAACCGGAAAACGCCAGCGCATATTTGGAGTAGTTACTTGCCTTCCATCCGGAGAGGCATAGGTGCGTCCATCACAATATCCATACCGTCGATCTGGAAGCCCTGTTTTCACATCAATGGGGCGTCCATCCGAATTAATTGTTCCCCAAAACATTTCTACTTTGCCATGCACCGGTGTTTCTGGTGGAGGCGGCTCCGGAGCAAGCTCCTTCCACGTTACAGGTGCCGCATCAAGAAGCACCCAAAACGTGTTGGTATCAGTTTGCAAGGCGACCTTTTTTATATGAGAAGCATCAAGCGCAGTATCTGCCGTTCGTAGCGCAGCTGCGGCATACTCACGGAAGTGAATTACGTGGTTTTGATCCCCTTTAATGTCTCTGTGAAATCCACTCATTTAAAATACCTCCATAAGTTGCAGCACTTCGCCCGATTCGGTTTCGTACATCAGCGGCTCGAATCCGGATTGATCGTCCTTGATTACACGCAGCGGCCTAATTGTGCCTGTGCCCATCACATCTGGATCATAAAGAACCTCAGTTACTGCGCCGTCTGCCGGATTATCCGTGTGGCTTACTGCTATGCGGTAAAAGTTTTTATCTTCAATGCCGCGTAGGGTTATCTGCGTATTGCGGGTTGTTCCATACAGCTGCCAAGGCGTTATGCCTGCGCCAACCTTGCGGACAAAAATACGCCATGTGATGGCATTGCCTTGCCAAGAAAGATGCACCAGTTTTTTATGCAGCCCGTCTTCATCCACGGCCTGAACACTACACGTGAGATTACGCGCACCAATGTTGCCGGCATCACCATCAACAACCGGTAGATCTCCGGAATCGGCATACACTTCTTTTGCGTACTCGATGCCGGTAATCTCCACCTTGTTTTTACTGGTGCGACGGATGGAGGACACACGGAACAGATGCAACGCATCGTTCGCCTTGCCGACTGTGGCAACGCTGCCAACCTGAGGAATGGCAGAAAGGAACTCGGTTAATACAAGCTTGTTGGTTACGGTGTCTTCCACCACGGGCATTATGTCCGCCATGTCTATGCGTTCCTGCCCGTTGGAATTCTGAACGCTGCCATGCTTCACCTGCAGAGAGTACGGCGTGTTCTTTTTAAGCGTCACCGGCTGCGTAAGTGTAATCTGCGTTGCTGAGCCGCTATGCACTCTTGCAGACTCTCCCCAGTTCCAGTCGCGCACAACGGCCTGAACAACATGCCCGGGCTGAACGCTTGCGGCATCCACAGACATGGTGCGCTTGATGGTACGGGTAATGAACCTGTTGCAGTTAAGGCGGTAGCCTGCGTAACGCCATGCACTTTCAAAGCTGTTACAAGCTGCAAGCGTTATCTTTGCGATAGAAGGCAGCCGAGTTTTCAGCTGATGAAAATGCGGGCTGTGCCGGCGTAAAATCTGCCTACCTTTTTCCGGATCAAACCACGTTACCTCAACCGCCTCTGCACGTTCTTTAACGGGCAAGTAGTCGATGGAAGTGGAACCAAGCAGCGAGTTGGAGTCTGCCGCAATAAACGATTGATCCGGAAGCAGCACTGGCCTGTCTGAAATTACACCGTAACGAGTGCCGCGAGGGATTACACGGAACCGCCCGAAGCGCCCCAGCTCATCCCAAGCGCTTGCAAGATCTGTTTGCGTGTCCCAGTACATGTTGGAAGAAATGCCGAGGCTGTCGCACCATTCTGCAGCAGCTGCAAATTCATCCACGATCACGCGAGACTCTGGAAGCCCCGCACCAAATCGCGGATTTGTGGCCAGCTCTAGCGCCATCCATGCAGGATTGGTCAAGCTGCGTTCCACAAGGTCGCCGCTGCCATCGGGCAGCTGGGCAGTCATGCGCTTTGCGTTGCAGGTAATACGGTAGCTATCGAACGAACCGGAGAACTGATCTGTAGCCAGTCCCTTGAGCGCAAAGCAGGCTGTGTACGGGTGTCTAAAATCGTCTGGAACAATTTCCTGCACGTATTCCCACCACACATCATTTACGTAGCGGGTTGCGTCGGAAGGCGGCTGCACCGCAAGCTTTGCCCTGTACGCGTGCCTTGATTTTGGCAGATCAAACCGCCAGAACTTGCGAACAGCAGTGCGCTGCGCCGCTGATATTGTGTGTGTTGCAAGGCGCTGCCAGTTTGTGGTTCCATGCGGTGCGCGCTCTATGGCAATTTGCACCTGCGTTGTACCAAAGCTGCCATTGTCGTTGGCGTAGTACAGACCGGAAGGACAAGAGATGCCAAAGCCTGCCGCCTGAATTGCATCACCTTCACCATCAAAATATGTCCATTCGCTGTGGGTTAATTTCATGGATACAGCGCGTTCAAACACACCATCCTGAAAGCCCTTCAGCGGTGCTTGCAACGCAGTACCGGAGGTATGCTCAATAGTTACATCGCTGTATTGAGCAACCGGCATTCCTTTAATACAGAAATTTGAAAGTTCGAGCTCACCTTCACCCACTCCGTAGAGCGCATTAATGAACTGCTTATTGCCATCTGTGCTTATATACTGCGACAGCTTGAACGGCAGCACGTTGTTGCAGTCACCTTGCACGATAGCAACGGGAGAACCGTTTTTGCTTGGGTTAGCAGCGCGCCATGCATACGTGGGGGAATCCTCTGTTACATCGCTAGCGCCGGCTTGGGTAGGCTTGTCTGGTGGAAGTACGGCATTGACCAACATTGTGCCCGCCATGCCTACAACTGCGGTTGTAACACCTGCAACTACGGCAGCACTACTCGCCGCAATTGTTCCTGCTTTGAGCAGGCCTGCTGCATACCATTGGCCTGTGTATGCGGCCACAATGGCAACTGCCACCATTGCGATCATCTTTAGCGGATTCTTACCACCGCCGCCTCCACCGCCACGTGGAACCACACGAAAGAGCACTGCATCATTCGGCTTTACGCGGTACAACTCTGCTTCAAAGTCGGTCACTTCATGCCCGTTTACAGAGCAGATCACGTCGAGCCCACAAGGCACATCGATGCGCTCCGGAACAAGATCGTGCAGCTTCATTCCGGCTTGCCACGGCACAGCCTGTTTAACGCAGGAAAGTGGATCAATAAAATTCAGCTGCTCATATACGAGAACATTCATCCCACGTACCTCCAGAAGCTGTGAAAGTATCGCGGCCACGGTGCAGCATCGAGGCGATCAGTGTGTATGCCGCTAGTCTTCTGCACATGCACAAACACACCGTTGCCAAGGAACACGCCAAAGTGATTGCACACATCCGGTCGAATGGTGGCCATTGCCACAAGGCACGGCACCTGCGGAGTATTAATGCGCGCCCATAATGGAGACACACAAGCCGCCTCGTAACGCTTAGTTACAAGATCGAAGTTGTCCGGATGCTCTGTGTAATCTGGAACCTCCACGCCAAAGTGTGCAAAGATCGCCATCACAAAGCCCCAGCAATCAAACTGGTGAACGCCATGTGCATCCAGTTCGCCGCGCCCTTCTGGAACATAGCGACCGTTGCAGAGCGCACGCAGAGCATTATCCATACACGCCTCCTTGTTCGACCGTTGGAAACGCGCCTATGTATTCGCTGCGGTTGTAATTAGCCCTGCACATGGCAAGGGTGTGGTTGCACAGCGCGTAATACTGGCATTGTTCAGCGGTGCGCCAGTGGCAAAAATCACGATTGATTGTACGGGCCGGAATGGGAGCCGTGCCCACATCATCTATGCCAAGCTTAATTTCGCACTTGTCCATAGGCGCTGGCAGGCTGATGCCGTCATCAATAAAATGCCATTCACCCACCGGAACCGGATCATCAAGCAAGCCAGTGTTCACCACCAGCAAGCTTATCTGTACAAACTCATTACCGTGCAGCTTGCGCCATGCATCCAGCTGCTCAAGATACGGCTGCATAACGCCGCCGCCATTGCCGATGGAAAGAGAAAGGCCGCGAGTCTCATACGAGTCCGACTCCTCAATATCCCCCGGCAAAAAGTCCATTGCCTGCCACAGGCCGCCTTGGTCTGCCAGCACGCAAAACGGTTTCCCAGCATCAAGCCTAGAAACATACAAGCGGTACTGCGTATTCGGCAGCGCAGCAAAAGTACTGGAGGAAGGCGCAACAAAGGTTTCTATGGTGTGCCATGTGCCGCCTTGCAGCTGCTGAAAAAGTATTTCGCCGGTGAATTCTCCGGTAACGGATGCTTCCACGTATTCGGCGTTGGTGTTCGTCACCGTCAGCACATCCGCGACTTGTTCAACGTACTGCTGCACACCTTTGGTGGAAGGAAACACAAGGGAATGCGGATTACGCGCAAGGCGTATTTCATCGCCATCCGGCAGGGTAAGCTTGGCAAGCAGCACGTAGCTGTGCTCGGAGTGCGTGCGGTTGCGTTCAATGCACTGAGATAAACTAGGCACTACTTCACCTCGTTTATGGGCTTAATCACGGTAGTCACCTGCGCATAATTGGGCAGCTTTGCAATGGGGTTCCACTTAATCGGCTCTTCACCGGAAAAACGAGCCTCCCATTGTTCTCCGGAGAAAGGATCTGTCCACAAAAACAGGCTTGCCCTGTGCGTCTTCTGAAAGTTTCTCAAGGTGGCAAGCTGAGTTTTATGCATCCAATTCCACGACAAGGTAATGGGCAGGCAACGCGGCGCAGCAAACTGCGGTCTTGCTGCATCGTCTCCACTTTGAAATTCATCTTCGAGCAGTGGATCACGAATGCCGGACGGGCATGCGGTCGGTAGTGGAATGTTTGGCCAGTTATCCATAGCTATCTTTTGCCTCCCAAATTATCACGCATACCGTTGGTGTTGTTTTTGTAGCCACGCATCCACATGTCACACACCCAGCGTTCACCATCAAAGAATGACTCTTCGTTGGTTACTTCGGATTTTATGCCATCCTCATTGGTAATGTTGATGTTAATTTGTGGCGCTGCAGATGGGGTATTACGCATACGCTCGTAGCCCGCGTTTTGTTCGCGGGTAAGAACCCGTTCGCCAACTTCTGCAATAATCGGAACTTCACCCGGGCGCAGGATAGTGCCGCCGGAATGGTAGCGATCGGCTCCGGAGAAAAGAGAAGTCGGAACGCTGCGAGTAAATGTTGCGGACTGGCCAACAAGGCCGCCAGTGTGAAGACCGGAAACAACGCCGTTACCCATGTTGTAACCGCCGCCTGTTCCGGTAGAAGAACCAGCAGTGCCGCCAACATTGTTGCCGCCAATAAATGATTTGGAGAACGAATCAAAGATGCCGCCCAAACCATCAATTAATGGCTGAGTAACATAGATGCGCATTAAGGAGCGAATGATCGCGTTGGCCATGTTCTCAAAGTTTACTTCTGCGCCGCTTGCCATTTCTCCCATTGCATCACCAACGTTACTGGCTACAGTTTCGCTGGCCTTTTGCATGGAGCCCGTGCTTTCCTGCCAGGCTTTTTCAGCATCCTTTGCGGCGCTCTTGTGTGCTTTGGCCATGGCTCTGGCTTGACGTTTTGCCGCCAGCTCAAAAGCTCTGTCCATGGCTTCATCACGATCTGAATAATAGGAGTCCATGTTGTTCAGGTCGTAGGCGTAGGAAGAATTTTTATCTATTTTGAGTTTTGACCAAAGTGTATCTGCGCCGGCAATAGTCACGTTAAGAGGATTAGCCTTTGTACCTTTGGGAGTATCTTTTCCGCCGGCTGCTGTTTTAGTTGTGGACTTAACTGGCGGAGCACTGTTCGCAAATTGACGCGAGGCAAGCTCTAAGCGCTGGGCTTCCAACTTGATCTTCAGGGCATCGATCTTCTTTGTAACCTCAGCAATTTTCTCATCATAAAATTGTTGATCTTTCGTGTAGTAGGAACTTTTACGCTTGTGCACATAACGCGAACGCTCTTCCTTTAATCCTTCAAGTGTTCCGCGCCGCGCTATAATTTCTTTGGCTCTGCTGTTGCCATAGGGACTGGTGAGATGTTCAACCCAGCTCATCTCCCCAGTAGCAATCAAAGAGAGCTCTTCAGAAATGTCCTGAACGTTTTCTACTGCCACACCAAGTAACGCCAAAACAGCAGCACCTTTCGGCCCAAACAACATACCGCCAATCAGTCCCATGCCGGAGGCTTCTTTCATCCAATCTGGAAGAGAGTGAAAGACACCAAACAGGTCTCCCGTCCCACTAGCTACAGAGGTCAGTACCACCCGAACATCTTCACCCCAGCCTTTAATCTCTGTCTTGTTCTGGCCGACCCACGTTGTAAGATCTGTCATCCCACTTTTAACAAGCGGCAGCAGCTCAGTGCCCAAATCAACAAGAGTGTTTCCCAGTTGATTTTTGAGGGCTTCTTCCATTGCCTGAGAAGTGGTGAGCCAGCGCTTCCAAGCTGCGTTACTGCCGCCAACGCCTTGCTCAACAGCGGCAATATTACTAGTCAGCGTCTCAAAGGAATTGGAGAACAAAGCATTCAGTCCAATAAGCGCTTCGGAACTTTCAAACACTTTGCCCAGGGCAACGCCGGACTTTTCAGATTCTTCTTTAACGGCACGCAGGGCACCCACAAAACCTTTATCTGCAACAAGCGCCTTGCCGGATGCATAACCCATTTTAGTGAGCAGCTTTTGCATGTTCTCAGTCGGCTTGTACAAGCCCATAAGCACAGCTTTGTACTGCGTCGCCGCCTGCGACGTGCTGCCAGCTGTCTGTGTTACGTGGGCAAGTGCGCCACCAAGCTCTGCCGTATTCAATCCCAACGCATGAGAAAGCGTGGAAAGATCACCAACAACCGGAACCAGCTCTGCAAAACTGGTTTGACCTACCTTCTCAATGGAGAACAGCAGATCACTGGCCTCGGCTGCGTTTTTAACTTCGCCGCCAAAGCCCGCCATTGTTTTGGTCAGCGCTTTTACAACATCATCCTGCGCGGTATGGGCTGCCTTGGCAGATTTTGCAGAAGTAACCAGCACTTCCATAGCCTTGGCAGGGTCTGTCACACCGGAGGAAATCACCTGATAGTACCCGCGCATAAGTTCGGTTGCATTACCAAGCTCTGGAGGCAAACTCATAATCTCTGTGCGGATTAAGCCAAGTTCGCGAGTGGTAACCTTGCTCATATCCGTAAGCGCTGTTTCAAAGTCCCGTGCCTGCTGGTACATCTCCATACCACCAAGCCCAAGCCCCAACCCTGCAACTGCAGAATTAAGGCTGAATACTTTACGCTTTAAATTTTCCACCTGCATGCCCGTTCTGCGGAACACACCAGTAGCGGTATCTTTAGCGGAGATTACAATGCGAGTACTTACGGTGCTCATGCTGCGTCCTCATCCGTTTTTACGTTTTGCAATACATGCAATTCAAGCCCACGCAGTATGCGGTACGTTGGCGGCGTAAGTTCAATATCCAGCACTTCGGCCACGGCCTTAACTGCTGCCATATCAAGTCCAGTGCGAACGCCAAAACTCACACGCCATTGTGTCTGAATCTCAAGCCATAGCGTCCATGCATCAAAGCACTGGGGCAAAAGCCTTGGAGCATCCTGTATGTAGTTACAGGCAGAACACTCCTTGCCGCCGTGGGTCTTGCGGCATTCTCTGCAATATTCTGTGCGGTCCGGGTTCGTAAAAAAGTCCCAGACCGCTATGCATTTTTTAAAAGTGTCTCTATTACTTCCACCGGCACAGCAGCGGAGAACTGTTCTGTAACAGTGGCAAGCACCATAAGTTCTCTGTTGGGTAGTTCGTCAAAACCGTCTGCAATCTGCGGGTACAGGTCTTTTAAAATCCACTCCATGTGATCCTGCACGGCCTGCGTTGCGGCATCATCGTCCTTGTCTTTCTGTGCTGCTTTACGCAGTGCATTCAGCTCCTGCATCTGCGAACGGGTCATAGACTTCACGTCCACTTCAACATCACCAACGATCACTGCAAGCTGTTTTACTTCGCTCATATCAACTCCTATGTAAGGCTGTACGTTTCAACATCGTTGGTTACGGTCACGCGGATAGCATCAAGCGAAGGAGTGCTTGCGAAACCTTGGAAGGAGTAACTTTCCTTAATACCCTTGGGGCCTTCAATGGCAGGAGAAGCACGGTTAATCTTGGCTTCTGTCAGCTCAATAAGCAGCTTGGTTGCACCTAAAACGTACTCAACTGCAAAGCTTACAGTTGCGTTGTCCGCACCTTTTTGCAGCAAGGTTTTGTCTGTAAACAGCGCAGTAATGTTGCCGGAGATCCCAAGCACGCCTTCTGCAATGCTGCCGCGTTCACCGCCACCGCCAACACAATAGGAGTCAGCATCAAGGCCGCAATCCAAGCTAAGAGAGAATTCTGTGATGCGGTCAGAAAGCGCCACGTTGTCCATTTTGATAGTCGCTTGGAAGTTCTGGTACTGCTGAGAGGCAAGCTGTACAGGACTGGCTACAGCTGCAGCTGAGTTACTGTTTTCACCTGCGCCAATAAGACCGATATCTGCTGTAACTTCACCTTCAGACGTTACAGAAAGTGCAAGGCTGGATGCTTTAATGCCGTAGCCCAGCATGTAGCTAGATAGTTCCGGAAACTGCTTTTCAATCCACAAGGAAGGCTGTGTTTCATTGGGAGTAAAAACGTGTTTGAAATTATCGCCATCAGCTGTTGATGTAGGCAGGCCGAACAATGCGATCAGCCAGATCAAAAAGGTTTGTGCATCCACCGGCACAACAATGTTGCCTGAGTAATCCGTATTGCCGGCACTCGGTGCGGAAGGGCTTCTGCTGCCTGTAACCACGCTTGATGTGTTCAACGTGCGCGATGCACCGCCGGAAAAGCTTACGCGCGGCATAACAGTTCCCTTTGCGCCTGCACCTGCCTTGTATGCGCCCTCAAATCCGGCAACAACCTTGGCGCTACTTCCTTTTGCCTGTGTCATAAAATTCTCCTTATAAGTCGGCTCCGCCGATGCAGGTAGAGCCAGTAACCGTTACGCGCAATTCTCTGTACAGCAACGGAAAGTCGGAAAGCTCGTACAGGTCTGTCACTTCGCCAATGTAAAAACCGTCTTCCCCGTCTTGCAGCGCTTGCAAAACTAGGAAACCAAAATTTGTGGCAAGCTGCTTTAGTCCTGCCAGTTCATCATCCACAAAGCGCTCATCGTTCACCGTCAGGATCACGCGGATGGTTGTTGCATGCTCTGCAATTCGCCCAAACTTTCCACTCTCCGGAACAAGTGCGATCAACGGGCAATCTTCTTCTCGCGGAAGCGCAGCCATGTTGATGCCCTGCAAAACACGCAAAGGCTGCTCATACTCAGCCAGCGCCCATGCATTCAATGCGGCGTGGTTACGCAGTGCAGCTGCAAAACTTTCAATTATCTTCCAACTGGTAGCAGAGGCCATACGCTTCCCTTTGATTTCTGAATGATGCTGTAAATTCGCTTTTCAACGATCTGCGGCAACTTCGGATTCATAAGATCAAACACCGGCTGAATAATAGGACGCTCTGGTTGCTCGAGCACGGTTGTGTTTTTGCTGATGGGAACACCGGCTGCCCAAAAAGCCCGACGCATTTTATCTGTCACCGGCTGCCTGCGGGTAAAGTTCATGCTGCCATCTGCGCCGCGTTTACCGGCCTGAACTGCTTCTGCTGCTTTTGCAGCTGAAGGAGTTAAAAAGCCGATGCGTACAACCTGACTGTCCGGATAATATTTGTAGCGTACGGTGTTTGCTAAGCTGCCCTGAAAAGAATGCTCGCGTCCTAAACGTCCCCATCGTTTCCAACGGGTCATGTCCCTTGTGGGAGTCGCGCCGTTTCTCTCCAGCCACTTTTGCTTTTTACTTTTGCGCTTAAACCCAAGCTTGCTCTGTGCGCTCTGGCTGCCTTGTCCCGCAGATTTCAGCATGTGCATGCGCCGATACTGACGCATGAGAGAAACTTTGGGGTTAGAGTTCGCAGGGCTGCCGCCTGCATAGATTGCACCGCTGATTGCTTGTTTGTACCGCCAGCCCACATGGCGCAGCGCTCTGCCAAACTCATTAGGAAAGTGCTTTGCAAGCCATTCCATTTGGCCTTGTGCCTCATCTTCCACTCGGCACAAGGCCATGCTGCCATGCAACTTTGCCATTACAGCCCGCCAAGGCGTGTGTTTGTTACCAGCGCCAACATGTAGCCAACAAACTTGCCGTTGTGTGGCCTGCCAATGGGCTTAAAATCCTGCATGGTGAACTTGGTTCCAATGCTGTCTGTAACCGCCACTTTTGCACTCAAACCGGTCGGCAAATCGCTTCCAACCACACGCGCCACAAACCAGTTTGTTTCATCTCGCTGGCGGTATTCGCGCACCCAATTGGGAGCATCGGGCACAGAACTGATCATCATATTGATGGGCGTATCTGCCTTGTTCTGTGTTAGCGTCACAGTTTCCCCGTGCTCCTCAATCAGGACGGCAAGGTCGCGTTGTTGAATTTCAAAGAATGAGTCGTTCATGGCGCTGCCTATTTTTTCTCAAACGTAATGCCGTGTTCTGCTAGAATCTCGTATGGATCTTTAGAAGCTTCTTTCATGTTTCGGATTGATTCAGGGGTAACATTTCCAGAGCGGCATAAGTCGATAATCCCCTGAACAATGTCGGGACCAACTTCGAGAGTGAGCTCGATAATATTGAGAATCTTGTCGTTTCTACTCATCGCTTTTTTCCTTCAGTTCGGTGTATGCGCCTTTAGCTTCGTGCCAATAGGTTTTGAGTTCATCAAGTCGGGTTCGTGCTAGGGAAACCGCAGCATTTAAAGAAATGCGTTTTACCTCCTTATTGACAGAATCACCGGATTCTTCTGCAATTTTGTATTCTTCCAAGGCGGTACAGGCAGCTTTCCAGCTGCTGTGATATATGGCGGCAATATGCGCTACACGGGCAACTGTATCTTTGGTGATGAAGCCTTGTTTAAAGGCAACTGCGGAACCGTCCATAATGCCGTTGTAGGCAATGTCACATGCCTTCAAAACCGTTGCGGTATTCTTCGCCAAGTCATCACAGCCCGCCAGCGGCAGGCAAAAAACAATTACCAGGGCAAATGCAACGAGTCGTTTCATGATGTTCTCCTATGGGTAGATCTTCAAAAGACCGTTTGCTGTGTTGTGATTGCGGGTATCAAAATGAAACCAGCTCACATTCATTTCAATGCAGGTAATGTACTGGTACGCTTCGTCGTCAGGATTCTCTAAGATGTGAACGCGGACTTCTTCAGCTGGATATTTCTTAAAGATTATGTCCCCAGCGCGGCCAAACTTATGGGAGGAAAGATCAGCACCCACAGGACAATCAAAGGGACGCCATCCACGAAACTGGTTACGTCCGTTCCAGTACCAGTCATTCATTGTGGCAGTGCCGAAACGCTCCTGCAGGCGATCAAGCGTCCACAACATGCGCGGATCAAAAAGCCCCCAGCCGGTTGCTTTTGAAAGTACGGAATATTGGTATTTGGGCAGCAGCTCATACAACGCAAAATGGTCTGTTCTGTAGCCTGTAAGGTTTCTCATTTAGAACCTCCCTGTGGCAGCTGGCATTCGTGCAAACAGTCGCGGTAATTTTTTAAGCGATCGCGTAACGCCTGCGGAATTGGCACCCCAAAAAAAGATAAATGCTCGATACAGGAAAGAGCTTCTGTGACGCATAGATAAGAGATCATCAAATCTCGTATGGGCAGAAGGTTGCCCAGGGAAAACTCGGTAAGCCCCATTACAAGAATCGTGATCATGTAGAGCACAATTTTAAAAAGTCCTGCTCTGAATTTGTGTCTGGAAAGACTGCCAAGTCGCCATGCGCGTTTAAATCCAAGAACAAAATCCAGCACCCACAATGCTACAAGGGCAGACATGAGCGGGACGGAACCACCAAACACAGCACCAAGCGCAGCACCGAGTAAAGCTGAGGTGCCTTTTAAATCTGCGTTGCTGGTAAATTGTTGTAGATACGTCTGTACTAGTTCCTGCATCTTGTTTCCTTATTGCCCTGTCCGGCGTGTGGAGGAGAGCACAGCCAGACAGGGCGGTCGTGGAGGAGGGGATCTATTCGTGGAACTTTGTTGCTATTAGGCTGGTGCAGGCCCCGGGTTCATGTACATGCCTCGGTGATCCATGAGACCTACGCCCATGCACTGGCGGATTTTGTATTTGATGCCGTCAGAGTTAAAATCTTCGTCTTCAAAGATTTCAGGCTGGCGGTTGCCGTCGAGGTACGCGATTTCGATTGTGTCCACCTGATTCGGGTCAGCCACGGTGTACCAAGCGCCTTCGCTGTGATCGTCAAGGCGTGGATCAGAAACCGGTACAAGGCTGTTCTGGAACACGTTGGTCACACCTGCGTTGTTACCTTCCGGAGCGGACATGGAACGCAGCATGACTTCTGCGTCAGTTTCCAGCGTGGTCGGTACAAGTAAGCTGCGCGGGCGAATATCTAGCGTCGCGCCTTTTAATCCTTTTTGCTTACGCATGGCTTTGCGTGCTGCAGAAAGTGAAGCGGTACTAATTTTTCCAGCCTCTGCTGTTGGGCACAGGTTGCCATGATCAGCGCAAAACAATTTTTTGCCATCGGCCATGCTAGGGTTGCTTGTGATAAGGCCGTAAACGAGGTCACCTTGTTTGCGACGCGCTGCTGCACCGAAAAGAAGCGGAATGCGAGTGAAGGCTCGCAAGTTGTCGTTTACGATCATCTCGTAAGAGAGGCGGAGGATTTCACCGTATTTGCCAATGTGGTAGCTTTCTCCGCTATCGGAGAGAGTTTTCACTGGGTAGTCGGCGTTTTCAGCGATGAGATCCATATCTGGAGCTTCAGAAAGTGCTACCCCGTGCATTTCTTTAAAGTCGGATGCACTTACAATGCTGACCAATCCTTCAAAGGTAATAGGGGATTCTGCGTAGGCTTTTTGCAAAGCTACGTTTGCCACATCGCGGAACACGTGAATAAAATCTGCGGTCGAAGCGTGGAGCCGTGCTGCAGGCTTCAGAATTTCACGTGCAATCTGGTCAGGACTCATTTGCAGAACAGGCATGTTGGAGCGGGAAAGCTGCATGGCTGCCAAGCGTAAAAGAGACATGCCGGTGAACTCGTTTGCACCGTCAGAAAGCTTTTCTTTAGTTGTCAAACCTAGGCGGTAGCAAAGTCCTTCAGCAGCAAGCTTACGGATTTTGTCTGATTCACTTGTGCCTTCAGTTAAGCCGCCCACACCAAAGGAAGGAGTGCGCTGGGAGGCAAGGTCAACTCCAAGAGAAAGGGCATCTTCTTTAGAAGTTCCCTTGTTGATGTGTTCCTGAACAAAGTCTTCACCAAGACTTAGCTTTGCGGCTATCTGGTGAATATCAGCTGCACGGGTGCGTTCTGCCGTAAGTCTTTGATCAAGCTGCTGGGCAACAATGGTTTTTACATTGGCTGCCTCCGGAGCTGGAGCACCGCCGGAAAGGTTAACTGCAGGTGCTGGTGTCGTTGGCTGTGGTGTTTCTTCAGTCCCACCGTCATCAGGTCCTGCAAGGTGTCCGCCTGCAGCAAGCGCTGCCCAAATTGCAGACTCTGCTGCATTCTCTCCAAGGCTAAGATTAAGTTTTGCAAGAGCAGCTTCCACCTCTGCATCGGAGGCGTCGGCGGCAAGACCTAAGGCCAGCTTCAATTCTTTTGAGTATTCCATAAAAAACTCCGTATTATTTGTGGGGCAGCTCATAGCTATTGCCGCCGTTTCACCATCTGCTCCCAACGAGCAAATGCTGTTTTCTTTCATTTCGCTTTCTTCCCAAATGTAAAGCGGGCCAATAACTTCGCGCCCGTTCACTTTGTTTTTTGCGTCTTTTTCTAAGAACCGAACCTTGTGCGCCCAGATGCCCATTGATGCCTGCCAAGGGAAACCGTCGTCTGCCAGTTCCAGAACTTCAGCTGCATCTGCGGTGTTATGGAATTTGCCAAAGCAGAAGAGCTGGTTGTTCTTTTTGGAAACCTTGTCATGCGTACCCACGATGCGATCGCGCGCATGTTCACGTAAACACGGGAAGGTGGCCTTATGTTTGATGCCCTTCACATTGATAATGAATGAGTACCACTCCAGGTGAACAACATCGCCGCTGTATGCGAGGATGGAGAAGCGCCGTTCTTGTGTTTGCTCTTCATCGCTTTCACTAAGGAATTCAACAGGAGCAAACAGACGCATCATGCCGTTGCCGCCGTCTGCAAGGTTGTGCTGGTTCCAAATTGCGGAGGCTTCTGCCACCGCGTCAGCATCGTTTTTCCCTGCATTCTTCAGTTGGGAAACAGCGCGCTTAAAGAACGCCTGCTTGCCTTCGCCTTTACGCGGTTTCAGCATCGGTCTGCTCCTTATCTTCCAGTCCGGCATCTTTGGTCAGCTGCTTTGCACGGGCTTGCTTCTTCACGTTGTCTTCATAGTTGCGACCTCGTGCAGCTGCAGCATCGATGCTGTTCTCAAGTCCAAGTTCCATAAGCACCTTGGTTGCGTTCGCATCCTGCAGCGGGTTGATGTATTCCCAGCCGGGGGTTTGCCAAGCCACTGGCACGGATTCAGTGCTGATAAATTCGAACAAATAGGCAAACTTGCACCACAGCTCAAAAGCAGGATCAAGCGCATCTTCAATAAGAGATTGCTGCTGCTCCATGTAGCCGCGCCGTTCTTTTGAAATGGCTTGGCGCACGCTGGAGAAAGAAGCGGCTGTAAAATCGTTGGTGAATGTTTCGTAAGACTGACCAACACCGGTGGATGTAGATTGCAGATTGTTTCGCGAGTAATCGCTGTAGGTGTTGCTAGGGCGCGGGTTGGAGATAGTCTCCAGGTCAAGTCCTTCCGGAAGGCGGGTAATAGAACCTGGATTAATGAATGCTTCTGTTGCAGGGATTCTTGCCTTGTCAGCACTAGTGGCAGAACTTGCGCTACCATCAAGGCCGCGTCCGGCATGTGGCTGCCCAGAAGTTTCTTTCACAATAACGGAGAAGGCTGCTGCAAGGCGCGCAGCCAGACGTTCGAAGTTCTGGTACTGCTCAAAGTCACGCAGAATAACGACGATACTGGCAAGTCGTGGAATAGGGAGAGACTGTGAAGCGCGATCAGGATCTGCAATGAGGAGGCACTGGTTGGCATCAATGCGTTTGGATTTGTACAAGCTGCCACGCACCATCCCGTGAGTACTTCCCGGGTGGTTTTCAAATAGCCAGAACGCAACTACAAAGCCTTCAGAGTTGTATTCGATTCCGTGTTTAATCACGTTACCGCTCTCAAGCTCTGCATTAAGCATGTGATCGAGATGATCTACTTCAAGCAGTTCTAAATTGAGTGGAACTACGCCACGTTCATGCAAGGTTTTAGACGGTGCGAAATACCAGAATATTCCGCCATCCTGCCACAGGTGCGTCACTGTCTGTTTCAGCTTGCGACGCAGCTTTACCTGCCTGCTCCAGCGTTTCCACTCATGTTCTATGTTGGTGTTTTCAGCTTTTTCTGTGAGCTGCACTTGTGGGATAATCCCTTTAAACACAACATTGTTGCCCATTTCACGCATCGCACCGGCAAGGTTAGGGTTGTTTCTAACCAGCTGCCGGCATTCTGCGCGGGCATTGCTCATGTCTTTTGTGATCAGCTCATCAGCAGATTTATTGTTGGGGCGCATGGCATGCGGTTTCCGCTGGCGAGAACCAGCAGCATACAAATACTGCTGGTTCCGCTCTGCACGATACTGCATAGCCGCGTGGGGATTTTTCACGGCAAGCACGGAGCATACGAGGTCTGTTAACCCGTCATAAAATTTGGAACGCTGAACTTCACTCATACAAATGTCACCGGTGTTTGTGTGAAGGAAGCATTGTCAGCGTTAAGTTCGTACTGGAGCTCTTTAATTTTCATCTGAACAGTACGAAGATCGGCACGTGTATACGTGGTGCCATCAATGGTCTGCGATTGGTGTCCGTTTAAGATTGCCTTCTCACACGCAAGGTACAAAGCAAGGCGCTCTTCAGTGGTAATTTGTGCTGGTTGTAAATCTGACATGCTGCCCCCTGTAAATAAAAAAGGCTAATCAAACCGAGATGGTGTGATTAGCCGTTAGCTTTACATATTGGGGGAGAGAGGAGGGAGTAGGAAACTCCTATTAATAGGACTTTCCTACGTTTTATTTTTATGTTTTAAAAAAAACAAATTATTAAAATAAGATAGGTGTGGTGATGGACGTTGAATTAACGAGTCTGATTGGATTACTAATTGTTATTGGTTTATTATTTCTTTTCTGTGGTTTTATTCTTTACGCGTTGTACTCTGGAACCAAGCATCTTCAGAAGGTGGTGAAGGATTTTAGTAAGTTTCCATGGGTAGGCAGTTTTATAGCGCTGGGGTTTAGTATCCCTATGGCGATATTTTTTTTGGGTATGTTTGACGCGCCAGAAAATAAAAGAATGTTTATAGCAATAAGTACTGCTGTTGGTACAATGGCTCCTTTTTTCTCAGTCGCAATGATCGCAATGGTCAAATATCAACATGAGGAACTTTCTGGGCAACGTACAGTACAAACTGAGCTTGCAGTATTGGATCAATATCATAAACATAAAACAATCTTCTTTGAAACATTGGAAGCAGTAGAGAAGCGATACCAAAATCGTTTTGCCATTTCTGATAAAGAGAATCTTTATAAAAAAATTTTTCCCAATAATACTATCCGAAATGTTAGCCTAACCTCACTAATTAATGACAATGCTTTTTTATTTGAGTTAAAATCCAATGTGGACTCTTGCTACACAAATGCGCTGCATGTCTCCAATCTTTTTGATGGGAAAAATACAAATTCAATTAGGCCGATGATATATGGGGAAAATTTAATCTCTAACTTTTCAGCGATTACATTAAATCAACTGCAACTAATTTATTCAAATTCCGAAACATCAGTAGGCCAAGTCGTACTTAATGCAAGACGAACTGGACTTAATATATTCTCAGCAGAGGAATGCTTACAAGAAGTGCAAGAAGTAGTTAACACCTTATTGAGCTATTCTGGAAATGATCCATTTGAGATTTCTGCTGAACTTTCACAAATTAATATCAGCTCGACATTTATATTTCTTTTTAAAAATGGCAGCCTTGCAACAGGAAAATATTTTTATTTACTCCCCTTTACTGATAATTTTTTTCAAGATCCCGTAAGAGCTTACTGGAAATTGCTTTCACTTACTGATAAGGGAAAATATTTATTTATTCAAAATGTTCGGTTGCTACATCACATTCTTACCAACGAAGGAGCAGCACAGAAATTTTACTTTGATGGACATATTCAACTGCAGTTTATTATGAATGGGCTTCAGTTCGAGAAAGATAAAATATCCTGTGAAGATGCTTCGGTAGTCAAACAGGTCACAAAAATATTATCTACCATCAAATTTACTCCAAAAGCGGCTTAAACTGCCTCATTACACCATGCACTCATAACTTCACCCCGATCTGCTATAACAGGCAATCGGGGTTTATTGTATTCTCTGGGAAAAGCAGCCTTAATCGCCTTTACTTTTTTAAATAATTTAGCGTTATGCAAAGTTTTCAATATAACAACAAACACATATAGATAAAATTATGAGTTATTACTTTGAACGATTTGAAAAGCTTAGCAGAGATAACGCAACGCTGATAGAAGGAAATCTTGATGCAGTTACAAAAGCTGAATTGCAGCGGATATTGCCTACAGGAAGAATGTTGCGGTCTATTCAACATGATTTGCAACGGGGAGAGCTGTTCCTTCTTTCAGCATCACCAGATACACCGCTTTTTAGTGATGTCGATGGAGAACTGACTTTAAATAATTCGCATGCGATGACACTTTCATCAGAGGCTATAACGCATGCTGAAAACAGGCTTGTTACATCCTCACCTGAATTTTCGAGTTCTGCAGTATGTGATTCAAGCGACAGTCTGCCACCTGCAGAAGAACCTGAATACGTATCTCAAGAAGTTGCAGCGGCTACGCGAACTGAGCCAGAAAAAAATTATAGTTATCATCTTGAGATAGTATGTCCCTCTGACAAGAGAACAACATATGCTCCGGGAACTTTTAATTTGGCTGAACTAAGAGATGAAGAGGCTAGCTTGGTGTTAGCACAAGATACTTCTGCTACGGACACCGTTTGGCTTTCTACCAAAGCAGCCTCTGATAAAAAGAGAAAATTATATTACAAGCCTCAAAGCGGAATTGGAGGCGGGAGTAACCTGTTTGCCTGTGACGTGAATTTGTTTGAAAAGAAGCCTTCGAAAGCAAATGAAGTTTTGATTCCCGTGATACCAGCTGTGCAGATCGATGAACTTCTAGGTTTTCCTACAGAAGGGTATTTCTACCATTTTTATCAGAAGAAGCTTATTCAAGAGTTTAAAGTAACAGCGAATAAGGACGAGTGTATTTTTGCAGTAACTCGTTCTCATTTGAAAACTTTAAGTGATGAAATTGTAATTACTAAAACTCATCATCACATTCTTATCTATTGTCGGTTAAATGGTAGCGTTGTTACTGGACAGCACCTTGTATATTTAAAAAAGAAAATTACTGCTGCTGAAATCGCACTAGCTGAAACTGGGAATTGGCTTAATGAATATGGTGTTGAGATAGATGTTGCGGCTCTTCGTGCAACATTAGACGAAAAAGTTATTGAGCGTCCCCCTGCACCAACTTACAAAGTGGTAAGTGGAGATTCTCTTTCAAAAATAGCAAAAAAGAAGAGCACCACAGTCGATGAACTTAGAACATTAAATCCTAAGTTTCGTACTTCGTCGTTACTTTCGATAGGTGAAAAGATTAACTTACCAGATCGTTCTAAAAAAGCAACCAGTAGAGAAACCTAAGACTTATCAACGGCAGGAAAATGCTTGTTATGCATCGAAAGAAAAAATATTAATCCCAACTATATTAGCCTTTCGGGAGAGTTTAGTTGATTCGACTTGCGCTGTTGTAAACATTAGGACTCTTAAGCTTTGCCCGAATTGTGGGAAAGAGAAAGTGTGCAAGGTAGACATCGATTACGACTTCATTAAAGCACGAGAGGGATTTATCCTTACTGCAAACGTTCCTAATCCTAAAAAGAGCCAAAGCGGAGTAACTATTGGTTGTGGCTTTGACTTAGGACATCATAGTTTGGTTGATTTACGAAAAATGAATCTGTCTACGGCATTAATCACTAAGTTTACCCCTTACTTAGGGAAAACAAAAATGACTGCTTATAATTTTTTGGCTAAGAAGCCTTTAACTATTTCATCTACTGAAGGCACAGAGCTTTATTGGAAAGTCAAAAAGGATGAAACAGCTAAAGTAGTGCGAAGATATAATCGGGATAGTAAAGTAAAGTTTGAATGTCTTTCTTCCAAAAAACAAACGGTCATTGCTTCAGTTAGCTATCAGTATGGGACAAGAGCACCGATATTTTGGGGTCATGTGACGAAGCAAGATTGGAAGAAGGCTCATGCAACATTACGAAACTTTGGTGATGATTATTCTTCAAGAAGAAAATATGAAGCTGATTATTGGGAGTCAGAAATATGAACAGAGTCAAAGCGATATTTATCGCAATTATGTTACTGGCTAGTGTTAGCTCTTCATATGGGGCCTCAATTACTCCAGAAAAACTTATTCAATCTTTCAACTTAAGAACTGTGTATAGTTCATATGCACAAACTTTAAAAATGTATTGTGCTGATTACCCAAAAGACTTTTTTGATAAAAAAGATATCAAAGTTACACAGAAATCTGTAGTTTTTGAGAGTAAGACAAGGTACCTAAAGCTAGAGATTTTAGATGAAGATTTAGTTGAAATGACAGATATTATTAAAGGCAGGAGCTATTCCACAAAATCTCAGCACCCTGTTTTCTTTGATGAAAAAAATAAAGATATTAGAACGAATGAGACCTACATAGACTATGAGATAGTACCTTGTGTACCTTTTACTGAGAAGTGCAGAAGAGACATGGAAGAAGATTAAGCCGCTTCATCATTTTGTACTTTCATAAAATTCACCCCGACTGCCTTTACAGGCAATCGGGGTTTTTTCTTACACATAATTTATCTGATAGGGGATGTTACTGCCCATCATGTTAGCCTCCTCGCACAATCTCTTTTACGAGAGATCCTTTCACCGCAAGAGATCCGAATTGATTTTCCATACCGTCGGTTAATTGTTCCATTCTGCGTTCTGCATCATTGCAGAGAGAAATAAGAACATTACCCGCGATAAAAGCAATATCTGCATCGCTTTTCTGGAGTAGTTCTGCGTAGGCTTGGATAGGGTAGAGAATTTCACCTAAGTGATCGATAAGAGCAGTGGATGAAGTGGAATTAGGCATGATGCCTCCTATGTATATCGGTTGTTCTAAGAACCAAAATAAAAAATGTCGGGAGCTTAGAACAACGCTACATAGTGCGCCCTGCAAACTTTTCCCATACGGGTGTTGTATGGCTTGCAGACTCCCGACAAAATAGAGGCAAAATAAATTTGGATGCACTAATTCCACGGAACGTCGGAAAAAGGGCACAAAAAAGCCACTGCTGACGGGAGCGGTTGTCCGCTATGTATTAGGTGTGTTCTAAGCACCGATACCCATTAAGCATGTGATTGTGTGTGGTGTCAAGGGATTGCAGGAGCATTCCCTATTCTGAACTTTTCTAACTATCCGATTTATTTATTTGATTTGCTTTCAGGAAAGCGCTACCTCAAAGCCGGAGGCAGTAATGACCATAGTTCGTAGTGTCGTTCTTGAGTATATCTATATAGCGTTAATCATTTTGGGGGAGATAGGAGTGTTTTCAGATTTTAAGTTCTTTAGAAGGGCTGCGAGCTTCGTAAAAGACAAAGCCGTTCAAGTTGCTTTGTTCTTTGGAGTTGTGCCGCTTCTTTTTCTTATTCATTACTGGGCTGTCGGAGGATACATAGCTTTTGATCCAAATGTAAGATCAGATGTTATAGATTGGGCATCAGTAGGTGCTATGGCTGCTGGATGTTTTACAGGGATGGCTGCTTTTTTTACTCTTGCGACGTTATTGCATGCTAAAAAAATAACAGAAGTAACGGCATTTGCTGATCACAAAAAAGAATTTTTATTATTGCTTGAATATCTTGAAGAAGCTGTTGGTAATGAATTTGTTTTTCGTAATAAACTAAAGTTATACAGAAAAATTTTTCCAAATGCTTTATCAAAAGAAGATCTGATTCCAAATAGAAGAGTACTTTTGTATTTTAATAAGTATCATGATGGATTAGCTCTCAAATATGGCTCAAGCTTTGAGGAGCCGTTAGGAGCTATAGATATGTTTAAAGACCTAGTAAAAACGATTCCAGAAGCATTATTCATCAGTTCAACAAAAAAACAACTAGCCTTTGGAGATGTGACAACGAAAAATGGGAAACCGTTGGGCTTAAATATAGCTGATATCAACAGTTATAGAGAAAAGATGCATACAGTATTTGATGAGCTAGTCTACTTTGCAAATCAGACAAATCTTACTGCACCTCAATATTCATCACCTGATGTTTTGTTTTTGTTCACAAAGACAATGAGGGGGTGTAATAAATTAGCTGTTGCTGGTGAAAGCAAAATCAACTTTTTAATATTTATAGCTGTCGAGATTAGTTGCTTTGAAAAAGAGTTAAAACCGTATTTCCCTTTGCTGCGTATCACACGAGATTTCCAAAAATATCTCACTGATATTTTGCAGTTATCACGATTAGAATCAGACGAAAATTTCATGCAATTTTTCCGTGAATGCTTTGAAGTGTTGCAAGGTGCAAAGGGGAAGCTGAAAAAGATAAACTCTTATGGCTCTACAACTGACTTCGAGATCAACAGAATTTCAAGTTATATACTCGAAAGATTTCCCTGCTTCATGGATGATCATGAGCCTAAGCCGCCTCATCACACTGCACACTCTTAATATCCACCCCGATCTGTTGTAATAGGCAATCGGGGTTTTTACTAAGGAAACTTAATCGACTTCACACTGTGTGAAGAATGCATACAATGGTTTTTCCCCATAATTTTCGAATGTATTCATTGGGAAATCGTATAGATCAAGCAGTAACTGTTCTACATACTTTGCTATTCTATTTGGAAATTCAAGGTATGTTGCGTATAGATTTATATTTTCACCAAAATCTTTTGTTTTCACATGATAAACCATCCGATTTAAAATATCTCCCTTGCCGACATATAACGCGGTCATTTGAAATAACTGGTGATTAGGACAATAATCATCTTTATTCCATATTATGTACAAACCTTTTTGTGTTGTTATCCCTAGATCTTTTATAAAATGGTCTCCGTCATATTCGAGACTCGCAAACCACGTTATATTGGTATGTTGGATTTGCTCCAATGTGAGTGGTGCGTTAAGTTCTTTAGCAATAGCTTGGTCAAAGTCTTGATCATAGTCTGGGCACTGACATCCACATTGGTGTTCCCATGGGCAGAAAGATATACTTTGGTTCATTTACACCTCATTACTTATAAGTCGGTATATCTATATGTTAGTATGAATGATATCAAGCCGCCTCATCACATTGCACACTCTTAATATCCACCCCGATCTGCTGTAATAGGCAATCGGGGTTTTTGCATTTGTGGTAGCGAATGCGGATACCGCCCTCTGATTTCTTGGTGGTATGAACGCGCGCACGTTTTCCGCAGCATGGGCAGATTGCCCCGTGTGTTCCGTAATCAACGCCGGATTTTGCTTGAGCGATAATTGTAACGATTGCTTTTTTATTCATACTCACCTCCAAATAATGTCATGCCATCTGTGAACGGGTTTTCCTGTTTCTTTGGTTTCTCTTTCGCATCAATTGCTGCATCTTCCACCGGAGCTGCTTCCTGCATACTGCCTGCAAGTTCATTTAAGCTTGGCTTCCATTGCCAGTGGGCAAGGGTGAGGTGTGTTGTCAGGCAATCCAGCCAGTGGTTAGCCCGCTTGCGTACCCATACTTCTTTGCCGTTCTTTTGTCGTTCAAGCTCTTCTGAAGCAATTTCTTTGAGGTATTCCTGTGTGGTGTCGCTGTGGAAGGTTATCGGCTCTTCTTCCCAGCCTTCAGCTAATCTCCAGAAGCAGTCACGCTTGAATAGGTCTGTATCGATAAAGTGCAGAGACAAGCCGCCTCGTATGGCGCGTCCGTCTGGGTACTTATCCAGCACTTTGTGATAGACGGCTTCACCGACACGAATGCGGCTCATACCTTTTGTTCCAAACACAACACCCGGACGCAGAGACAGCAGCCATAAATATGCCTGCATGGTTCTGGTGGTTTGTTCGTCCTTGTTTTTGCCGCCGCCGGTATCGACTGCAGCGCGCCAAATTCCAAGCTCATTTCCTTCCAGCGTTTTGTACCGGCTTTCGAAAATGAGCTGTTGCAACTCTTCAAAGGTTCGTACCACGCCATAATCCACAACATGCTCAGCACGGGGCAGGCCATGCGCGCAGACAGAATATTTAAAGTGATCTTTCTGCATGTCAGCTGCAAAGGTCAGGCACTTTGCCCAGTCCGGAATTATGCCAACAGGAAGGTGCTTGGAGATGCAACGCTCCAGTTCTGTTTCGCTCTGCTTGAGCTGCACGAATCTATAGGGCTTTGCACACACATTGTTGTCGAAGCGCTGAAGCTTGCGCGGGTGTCCCTGCGCCTCAAACCACTGGCATAGAATGTCAGAGAGCGACACAAGTGGAGATTCCCATGCGCGCATATGCACAGCCACAACAACAGCCCCTTTGCGCTTACCACGGAGGGAAACAAGCTGGCCGTTCATTAGTGCTTGGTTTCGCGCCTGATCTGTCCACAAATAGCCGCATTTTTCGCACTGGTAACGCCCAAGCTTTTCACGGCGGATACGCTGCGGGTCTGTGCTACCATCACGCGCTACAATATTCTGGTGTTCCATTATCTGTGCAGTACGGCAGACGGGGCATACAGCTTCACGCACTAGCCATGTATCGGCCTCGGCGTTGGCATCAAGCCAGATTGTGGACTCATCCTCATTCCCTTTGGGGCGGCATAATCGCGCGATCTTGGAAAGCCCAAGCCCTGTGTAAGCGTCTGTTCGTTCTTCCATTGCTAGTACTGCAGATTTGTCCTGATAGCTGTCTTCTTCATCGACAATTACGATAGGTGCAGAAAAAGAACGGGCGCGGGAGTCAGAACCAGACCACATGCCGAGAAGGGCAGCTCCACCGGTTAACTGAATTTCTGTGTTCTGTAGGGCATCAATGCCTTTCAGTTTCTTTTTTAGAGGGGTGCAGAGCCGGAAATATTCATGCAGCGTTTTGGTAAACATTCGGCGCACAGAACTTTCATCCGCAAGACCATAGCCCACGTTGTCGAGTCTGCGCATAAGCGCTGCAAGCAGCCACGTAATAATAATCGTTGTTTTGGTAGACTGTGAAGGCGCAATCAAAAACACCTTACGCACCTGCTCATCATCCAGAATATCAAGAATTTCTTCAGCGCTGGGAGATATTGCCGGATTCCACAGCTGTCCTTTGTACGGGCCTGCTACAACGCGCACGTTTTTACGAATCCAATCAAAGCTGCGCATGGCTTCCGGCATGGAAAAGAATTCACATTCACTTTGCGTTAAAGCTATCGGGCTAGGCTGCATCTTTATTCTCCTCAGCTTCAAGCATTTTTTCCCAGGCTTGCTGCATTTCTTCTGTCCACCATGTGCCAGTGGCGTATGAATCCAAGAAGTGAACCATTTGTTTGCGCCACATGCGCGTAAAGTGCTCAATGCGTGAATGGGTAAAATCAATTACCAGCGGGATTCCTTCTTCCGGATCTGCATTGAGACGGGTGCATAATTCTCGGGCAGCTGATTCGGAGCCGCCAAATATCTCAGCAACTTTTACGGCATTATCAGGAGCAAACTTTTCCAGTCCTAGCTTAAATGCTTTAGCGCGTTGCCCCAGCTCAGCTTCCATTACTGTGGTGGGAATAAACTTGCCGCGCTCTTTATCCAGCAGAAATTGCGCCCGTTCTGCTTGCACCTGTTTCAGCTTTGCTTCTGCCTTTGTTTTTGCTTCCGGTGCAAGACCATCACCACCCACTGGGATGCTATCCTGTGGGGAAGCTACAGTAATTTTCTTCTCAAGATTGCTATGGCCGTATTGGTCAACTTCTGCTTGAGAAAAGCCACCGCCTCTGCGTGATCGAATTTTACGGGCAGCTATAGCCTTGCGTACTTTGCCGTCGGAACACTGGTAGCCACACTCGTTGGTGAGATACTGATGCACTTGGTGCGGGTTTTCAAAAATACGTCCTGCCATGCTACGCTGCCTCCATATACTTCTTGAGCAATTCAACCATTGTCGGTTGTCCATCTAATGAGCGTTTGCCCCAGTTGATTAGTTTCCTATCTTCATTTTGCCGCCACTTAATTTCTAACTTTCCTTTTTCAAGAACAAGTTGTGCCCCTCTTGGTTGCGCGTATCCATGCAGCTTTTTATAGACTTCGATCGGTATTTTTTCCGGTGGCGGCAGTGGGCGCACAATACGGGCTGAACTTGGAACAGGTTTCAATACTGGAGTCTCTTTTGTTACAACATCGGCTGATTGCTGCGGCACAGGCTGCTTTGCGACATCCTCTTCTTGGTGCGCTGTCTGTTCCTGTGCATCCCCTTGCGTAGCGGTATCTATCGAAATTTTTTTCTTCATATGGTCTGGAAGGCCGGCAAGAAACCATGCTTCAACAGAAAGCGGTGTATTGGTGAGGTCTCCCAAATCTTTTCCGCATGACTGAGGCACAGGCCAACGCACTGCGTTTGGATACATATTCATCCAGGCAAAACGGGCGTTGTTCCACGGCTCAAAGTGGTGACTGTTTGTTGCGCCTGCTTGGTCTGCATCCAGAGCATTAAGAATCAAGTCGGCCTTGTTCAGCAGGGCGTGTTGTTCTTCAGTAGGGCGAACAGAAGCACCGCCAAGAGCCATTGAAGCTGCGCCATATTTTTTTAATTCTTGAAAAGCCAGCTCCGCATCGCGGATGGTTTCAACCAGTACGAAAATCTTGCTGTCCGGATTACCGATGATCACGGGGCCTTTGCCGCCACCTTTGATCTGGTAGTATTTAGGCTGCCCATCTTCGCGCCGGATCTGCATGCGCGTCACAACGCCATCTTGCAGGCAGGGGAAAACAAAACCTGCCGGAAGCATGATGCAGCGTTCACGACCGTTCTCGTTTTTCTCAGTTTCCAAGCCCCATGAAGAATACGGGCGAAATGCACGTTCTGGGTTCCAGCCTATGAGCTGTTCTTTTACAGTTTCAATCTGGATGCCCCAGTTCCAAAGCTGCTCGAGCAGTTCAGGAGACTTGAGCAAAATCTCGTTGCATTGCTTGGCAAACTTTAGCGCATGATCAGACCATTGCTGTGGTGCTTTTTCTTCAGGCTTTAAGTTTACTTTTCGTTCAAATTCTCCGTCACGGGCGCGGTTCTTTGCGGAGCGCATGCCCGTTTGCCCTTGCGCGTATTCGTTAATGAACTCGCGCATCCCGTCAGGATCTCCGGTTTCCCTACCGTGTGCCAAATTGTACAGCCCGATAAGGTCGGTAATACCGCCACAGGAATAACACTTGGCCATGTCCCATTCAGGATAATAGATAAAGGCACCACCCGGTGTTCCTTCTGTGTGCATAGGGCAGTGGGCAGAAACCTTGTCCTGTGTGCTGTGTTGTTCATCAATGCCTTGTAAAAGAGAACGTGCAATTACTTCGCGTTCATGGTGTCCAAGGAATTCTAATGCGTAACCCATAGTTATCTCCGCCTAAGTATTGAGCGAATGTTTTTATCGACTATTGCAGAAATGGCTCTCGACCTTCAAATTGATCGTCGATTAAGTATAAAGTCCTTTGTATATAGCTAGTTAAGCGAGTGCTCGACCTCTATCGACCTTTTGCCGGAAACTATTCTCTCAATAGTGTCTTCAAAGAGGGCGTTTTTAAGCCTTTTTTCCTATTCTCTTCTTTTTTTTACTCTTAACTTTTCTTTTAAAGATCGAAGAAGGTCGAAAAGAATAAGATAAAGTCTTAAAAAACGGGCTGTTGTGTTAATCGACCATCGCCTTTTTGAGTCGATAGTTTGTCTCAAAAATAGTCGAAAGGTCGATTTCCTATTTATTACTTTCAGGCCGATCTTCTGCTCGATATCCGGGCTTAATGGTGATGCCAACATAGTGGTACACGTTGGTTTTTCCACGGGTAAATTTCTGCTTCATTTGATCGCCAAACTTGCGATTGCTAATGATATATTTCTCATCGATGTTGAGTTCTTCTTTGCAGTAGCAGGCAAAAGATTCATACAAATGTTTGGCTTGAGTGTGGATATTTGAGTCGTGTGGATGTTCTTCGCACCAGTTGCTAATCCATGCCCCAACAGGGTCCATATCTTCCTTATAATTTTCGATCTCATGCATCACACTTAGTGGTGGGTTAAGCGCAAGATCAGAAAGAAATTTTCGAGCGCAACGCACAATCCAAGAAAGAATACCCGGTGCTTCTTCTTTCAACTTTTCGTCCACCAAACTGCGTGGCATGGCGAGGTAGATATGCTTGGATTCATCCACCTCATGTAGATTTTTGGTAAAACTCGCATTGAATGGAATCAAACGGAGGCGATTAAAAAAGGCTCTGTCTGCCCCGTTAACTTGCGGCATGAAGTTCGCGTGGATAAAAAGTTTGCAGCGTGGTTTGAACACCACTTGTGACGTGTACAAGCCGCGAGCGCTGATTTCATCAGAGCCGGTAATTTGCTTGATAATTTCTTTGTTGAACTTTTCCCCTTGGTCTGGCTCTGAAGCAATGGCCATACGCAAACCATCAATGACGATTAGGGCAGGGTCAGGGCCATCTACTTTTTTTCCACTTTGCAAGAGTACTCCCTTGCTTATTGTTGACGCATAACCGCCAACCACATTTTTGATCGTGTCGAAGAGGCTTGATTTTCCATTGTTGGCGCTGGGGCCAAAAGCAACATAAATTTCTTTATGACTGTCTAGGCCAGTGACGGCATAGCCGATTACTCTCTCAAAATATTCAAGCAGCTCTTGATCGCCGCAAAACACCTTGTGAAGAAAATCAGTCCAGAATGGTGCTTCTTCATGTAGTCCACGATATTCACATTCCGAGGCATAACGCATTTTGTATTTCGGATCTGGCGGCAGGAGGTGGCCAGTTTTAAGGTCAATAACTCCATTAACGCAGGGCAACAGAGTGTGGTCTTTGTCCCACTCGGTACCATCCATTCCAAGAGTATCTTCACCGCTAGTTGCCATATTTAGGATGCCAACAGTGCGGCGATCGTTACGGAGCTTGTCAGCACGGTTATTGAATTTTTTGTTGTTGTAGTGTGCTTTAGATAATTCTTTTTCTTTTTCTGCCAGCGCAATAAGATCGGCTTGAGCAGGCTCGTCTGCATCGCTTATTTTTTTGACAAGTATTTCAATCTGCTCTTGGAGTTCAGAAGCTTTTTTGCTTTGCATTTTGGCGCCCCGGTCAAAATGTTCAGCCAGCTGTACAACCTCTTTTCTATGCTGTTTTTTTGCGTCATCTTCCCAGTGGGAGTTTGTGAATCGCATAAACTGCTGCCGCTTGTGGTCGTAGCAAAATTGATCACCAATTAAATCGATCAAGAGCTCTGCATCACCAAGCTGTTGGCGGCGGACAGATTCCACCAGACGTTCAACACGCGGCCCACGCTTTTCTGGAACGTGTAACACCTGCCAAACCATTGCCGGCGGCGGTGGGGTTTCTAGGTCATCACGCAGACGCTTGGGCGCGTTGTCTTTGTTCGGGTAGTTTTTCTTGGTTTGTTCCCATATTGATTGTCGCTCTTCAGCTACTTGTGCTTGTATCAATGCGCGTAAGTCTGCTTGGCTGAGTTGTGCAACTTCGATGGCAGTAAGTTTCGGCGCAGCTGGTTGTGCGTTTTCCTCTGCCGGACTGGGAGAATTACTGGGAGAACTATTCGGTGAGGCAGTCTTCTGTTGTTTATCAACAGAAGTTGCAGGGGTAGATTTCTTTGCACGGCTCATGCTGCCACCTCCAATGTATAATCAAAGCGAGTTGGGACACATTGCCAGTTTAAAGAAACGGCGTAGAGTTCATGCGAACGATAGTGCAAAGATATTTTGATTGAGGCGATAAAGTTCCGTGAAACAAATATCCATCCAACTTGCAGGAGCGAATGAGGTGCTGATGAACTGTGAGCTTGCACGATTTTCAAGTTTTCACTTTTTTCTAAACATCGCATCCATAAACGCAACGCGCCCCAAACGACCCCTGTGGGTTGAAAGGCTGGAAAGAACCTACGATGCTGCGTGCAATCGTTGGGCAATAGCTGCCCTTTAGACTTTCTTGTGGTCTTTGAGATAGAGAGGAGGGGGAGATGTAGGGGGAACGCTTGCGTTGCCCTTGCCGGAGCTTCGCTGCCGGCGTTGGATAAGGAGGCCGCTGTTGCGGCATCTTTTGTTGTATTCTTGATAGGATATGAAGGCAGTATTCCTGCGGTAGATTCGCAGAACCGCACCAAGACCGTACCAAAACGGGCTTTAAGCACGAAAAAAGGGATTACGATCCGTCGTGAAGACAGTACGTAACCCCTTGAAAATGCACATGGTACCGAGAGGGAGACTTGAACTCCCACAGCTGTAAAGCCGGCGGATTTTGAATCCGCTGCGTCTACCAATTCCGCCATCCCGGCATGTGTGAAAATGTGTCTATGAGAAGTAGCGCCCGCTGTCAACAGGTTTACGTAATCTTTTTCGTTTTTTTGAAAAAATATAGCTGACTGAGACAAAGCTGTGAAGATGTGGGCATGATTTTCTGCCAA